TGACCGATGAGGTGAGAGCGCAGCTGGAGGCTGAACGTGACAAAAATGCGCAGGAACTGGCAAAGGCACGCAAGGATTTGGCCGACCTCGATGCCAAAATAAAAGCGCAGGAGAAGGACATCGCCTCGAAGGATGCCCAGATTGCCAAGATGGCCAAAGAACCTGCACCGGATGCGGGGCAGCAGGTTGCAGGAGACAAGAACGAAATGGGTAGCAAGTTCAAGCCGGACATGAGCCTGGCACACAACCGTTATTTGGATGCCGCGTTCAAGGGAGCGGCATATAGTGGTAATTCGACCATTGAGACTACCGAGCTTCAGAAAGAGTTCGGCAAGTATGTCTCTTCCGAGAGGTTGGAAATACTCAAAGGGCTGATGGGTACCACGGAGTCCACCAAGTACATGTCAACTCTGGTGACGGACAAAACAGAGGTTCGTGCGCAGCAGGCTGCCGTTGATTCAGTTCTCCAGCAGTTCGTACCGAAGTGGACGCCTAAGGGCAAATCGAAGTTCACTCCGTTGACCATCAAGAACTACAAGTGCAAGATAAACGTTCCCATCACTCCGTCGGACATTATGGAGGATATCCTCGGTTATCTGTATGATGAGAATCTGAAGCCGGAAGATATGCCGGTAGTCAAGTATATCTTGTATCAGCTCATCTTTCCTAAACTGGACGAAGAGCGTGAGGTTGCTTTGGCGATCGGTGAGTTCAAGGAGACCAGTGCCGTTAAAGATGGGGATGCCGCTACGGATGCCAACGATGTGATGGATGGCTATGTAACCCAGCTCAAGAAGCTGAAGAAGGCTAATAATGATAAGATTACCTGGCTGCTTGACGGTGAAAAGCTGGAAGACGCGACCTTACTTGCCCAAATTGACAAGGCAGTGAGTGAGGTGAAGCCGCTGTATCGGAAAAAGACCATGTTTATCCATGCAGATCCGGATCTGGTGATACGTTACAGCAAGGCATACCGTGAAAAATATCCCTGGCTCAAGAATGAGGACGGTGAGAAAATCAGGGTGGATTTCTCCAGGTTCACGTTCGCACCGCTTGAGGGCATGCGCGGTACCGGAGCCTTCTTCATTACGCCGAAGGAGAACTTCAAGCATTTGCGCAGCCGTGACCCGCAGAGCGCCAAGGTTTGGATGCAGGGTGAGAACTACGACGTGAAGATATTCGCGGAATGGTGGGAAGCTGTCGGTTTCTGGCTGGCAGAAGCTATCTTCGCTTATCTGCCGCCTGAAGAAACAGACAGCTCTTCTGAGGCATCGTCCAGTTCTTCTTCCAGTTCCGGTGCAGGTGTTTAACTATATTAATATAGGAGGTACATATATGTCAGAAACAACATATTCAATGGTGTCGGTGCCCAAGAAGTCATCGAATGCCGGACGTCCGAAAGGGAAGAAGTCCTATATCGAGATTTTCCGCTGGGAAGACGTCAAGACTTATACGCGTGATGAGAAGGGAGTAAAGGTGACGGCATTTGAGATGATGCCAGGTAAAAAGCCCATAGCGGTGTATGCTACGGACTCCACCATCAACATCTACCACTCCAGCGAGGGAGAGGATGATGCACGTGGGTTCATCCACCATGTGGATTATGAACATCCGGGTACAGAGTTGGAACACGATGAATTCGTGAACAACAATATCAATGAGAATCTGGGGGCAATCGTGTTCGGTTGCTCTGGTGAGGATGCGAAGATTGCCGGTACGCCGTGCACTCCGCTGAAGATGACCAAGGCCGATTCCCAGGATAACAAGGAGGGTGACAAGAATACTATCAATTTGGCAAGTTCCTTACGCGGAGGTACTATCGGTCACATCGCCAAGAGCCTTGTACCGGCTACGGACAACGAAGAAATCAATGCCGTTTTGGGATTGGGTGAAGCGTCGTCTTCTTCCGGTGGTTCAGGAGTTTGATTCATTTCTGTTTTAAAGGTTGGTTATTGGAGAGAGGCGTTTGCAGTGCATTCGCCTCTCTTTGTGTCCTTTTACGAACTATGTGGAGACGATATTTTTGTATCGTATTAAAAACTTTAAATTATGGCAACAAAAAAGAAAACAGCTAAGACCGAGGATGTGGCCGTAGAACTGAAACTGGTAGAAGAGAGTGTGGAACAAAAGGATGTGCAGGCCGTCGATAAGGCGGTGGATGCGGTGGAGGAATTGGCGCCGGCGCGGTCGGTTCAAGACCATGTGACAGTGGTTATTCCTTATTGCAAGGAGTTTGCACAAGGCAAGGAACTGCTTTTTGCACTGCGTTCCTGGCAGAAGAATGTACGCTTCGGCATCAATGTGGTGGTAATCGGTGACCGTGAAGATTGGTTCAGCGAAGAGATTACCTTCATTGAGCACAATCGCGTCTCTGACAATGCACAGGTTGATACGCTGGCCAAGCTGAAAGTGGCTATGGAATCGCCCGAAGTGACCGGACGTTTCATCTGGACCAACGATGACATCTATGTGATGAATCCTATCGACCTGGCTCATGTGGCGCTGCCCAAAGTCAATGGAATGCTCGTTCCGCTTAGATTCAAAGGGCTTTATGCCGAGAATATGAAGCGGACGAAGGAACTGCTGGAAAAGAGTCAATTGCCTTGTCTGAATTATGGTACGCACACACCCATGTTGTTGGATAAGGGATGTCTGGCCGCCATGTTCGAGCGATTCCCTGAACTGGAGGAGGGGGGCTATCTGTTTACTTCCGTCTATTATAATTCTCTTCCTTATCCGACACAACCCGTATATCTCAACTGGCCGACAGACCAGGTGTTGCTGCCGGTGGTTTCACAAAAGCCGGATGAGAAGAAGGTACTCGACCTCTTATCCCGCAAGATGTTTATGAACAATGCGGTATCAGGGTATTCACCGTGGTTGGAAAAGTTTTTGGAAGGGGTGTTTCCGGAACCGTCGGACTTTGAGGGCTGAAGGGCATTGCCGGAATCGTCATCACGGAAAGGACCCGAGTCTTTCCGTGATGAGTTTCCGTTTCTCAATGCCCCCGGCTGTCCGATGGAGTTGGAGGCACTCGCTTCCCGCAAGTTCAGCAAATACCATGCCTATGTGCGGTTACATGCCAGGCTGAGGGATTGTACCTCCCTGCAGGAGTGCGCCGATGTCAGCCGCCAGGTGATTGATAGCTACATGGATAACCGTATGATATGGCAGGAACTGAACTATTACAAGGAGCATCACGCTTTATTGGGTAAGCACCCGGCTTTTGCCGAGTTCCGCCGCAGAAGCGAGTTGCTTCATCTTCCGGTCAAGGAACTGGTACGACGGCAGCAGCAGGTCCAGAACAATATCTGGCGGGTCAAGTCTGAGTTGGCCAAGGGTGACAAGCCGCATCTGGATGTTGTCCGTCGCGAACGGTTGGCAGGGTATGAAAAGGAATTGGCCGACATTAACAGATTATTGGAATGAGCTATTACTTCAATCTTGAAGAATTGCGGCAGGAGATGTCTGATTCCCGCTTCTTTTCCCGTCGGTTTGAAACCATGTTGACATTCAAGCTGAACAGTTTGTGGGCGGCTTCCACGGGAGAATGAGGCGTTTTTCATTGAGACAAAGAAAAGCTTTACGGCATTCACTTTCATAGTTTATCTGATTAAGAATGCCGGGCAGGTGAGGCACTTGTATATAGCGACCTATTCCACCAACGAGCGTATCATCAACGCGTTGCTCCGTTGGCGTGAAAAAGGGTTGATTGGCAGTATTCATCTGCATATATCGGAGACCATCAAGTTTCGTATGCCGAAGATATACGAGAGGTTGATGCAGCTCCATCAGGATGGAGAGATAGAGCTTTCATTTGCATGGAGCCACAAAAAGATTACCTGCCTGGACACATCGGCAGGTTTCTTTGTGGTCGAAGGCTCCGGCAATTATGGCGAGAATGCGATGGAAGAACAATACGTATTCCTTAAAAACAAAGAAGTATATGAGTTTCGTAGCGGACGAATTGGTTAAGTGGCGTGACAGCCCGGCATGGTATGACCGTATCGACCTGGACGAGTTCGAGCGGTTGGCAGGTATAGGCTATGAGCCGCGGCAGATTGCCATGTATTACCATGTACCGGAGAATGATTTTCTCTGGTACTTCAATTTGGTAGGCTCACCGTTGAAGTACCATTATGAACGTGGGCAACTGCTTCAACGGGCCAAAGAGGGGCTGGCCATGGCCGCCAGTGCGGAGACCGGTGACAATGTGACCCAGGCACAGCGGTTCGACAAGTTCCGTCAGGCGACCGGGTACCGCAATTCCATTAACAAGATATTTTATGACGATATAGGCTGATGTTCGATAAATCTTACTTTGAGACCTTGCAGGATTACCTTGCCTCCGGCTGCACCATGGAGTTGACGGCCGAGGAGCTGGACTACTACAACGTGCTCTATGCACTGGTAGGTATTAACCGTAAATATGGCAAGGATAATGCCGTGGCTTTCCTGATGCACGAACCGTTTAATGTGGAACGGATGCGTGCCCGGCAGATGTATAGTGAGGCCATTAATCTGTTCTACCTTTGTGATACCATCGAGAATGATGCGCACCGTAACATGATGTATGACAATCTGATGAAGGCGGCCCAGGTGGTACTTCAGAACGCCACCAGCGCCAAAGATATGGAGGTGTACGGCAATC